TAGAGTCTGATATAGAAGTTCTTCTGCATCAAAGCATATTCCCAATTGTTCAATACAAAGTAGGAACAGAAGACCAACCTGCTACAATTCTTCCAGATGGAAGAGATGAGATTAGTATGGTAACTGAAGTTATTAACAACCAGCCACCAGAAGGCTTCTTTGTTACTCCTGAGCGCCATGAAATTAAAATGATTGGAGCTGAAGGTCGCTCACTCAGAGCCGAAAGCTATCTGCAGTATTTCAAGCAAAGAGTTCTAAGTGCTCTTAACTTATCTGGAGTAGACATAGGAGAAGGTGACACCGCTAATCGTTCCACTGCAGTTCAGATGTCGCGTAGTCTTATTGATGCTGTAAAGGCAGACCAACAAACGCTTGAAGAACAAATGCATGCAAATATAATTATTCCTCTACTTCAAGAAAGCGCTGAGGATAATTCGTTTGATTGGCTTGATCCTAAGAACAAGGTTGCTCTTAGATTTAAAGAGATTGATATTGAAAACCAACTCAGAAAAGAGAATGGTGCGATTCAGCTATGGTTGAATAATGCAATTACTCATGATGAGCTGAGAGAGAAGGTAGGTCTTTCTCCTCTGTCAGACAAAGAGTGGGAAGAGTCTTATTATAAAATGGTCACTGAAGCTCAAGAGCTACTTAAACTTGGTTCCATTCCTGGTAATGCTTTGGCTGAGACATCTGCAAGAAGTCCGTATACTTCAATGACAAAAGCTGACTTGGAAAAATCTAACAAGGCTCAGCCCAGCGAAAAAGTTAATATGGAATCTTCTAAAAAAAAAATCCCAGTAGTACCCCAGGACAAAGAGCCAACGCAAATCTAGTGAGACCGACAAATCAACATGGAACAAAGAATGCTCCAGGTAGTCTATTCGCAGATGCTGATGAGTATCGGAGTCATATATCTGAACTGATGGAAGATATAAAAACAAAAGCTGATTCTCATGGACAACCTGAGTTAGCTTTAGATCTTGCTTTTGAGAAATTTATTAGTATGCTCAAGGATAACTCAATAAAAAGTTACATTGATGGATACTCAGAATATAGCTCCACAGACAAGCTCACAAACGCAGACAACACTGAGCGTATTGAATTTCAATTGAAAGTTCAGAGGTTCTTTATTGATAAATTGCATATTGAAATGCGCAATAGAAACGGACAGACTATATCGGATGCCTCAAAGAAAGCTATCCATAGGATGATGAGTATCTATGAAACAGAAAGAATGCGCAGTTATAATTGGGGCGTATATAATGGATTAAAAGATGCAGGGGAGACGTCGTATGACGTCTATGATACAACAAATAAGTCTATAATAGATAATAGAAAAATCTCAGAAAGTAAATATTATGATTTACCCCCTGACCATCCTAATAGCAAAGTAATAATAAGGAAAGCTAATGAAAGTAAGTAAAAGGCTATTACAAGAAGGTATTGTCCAAGATTACGCAGTTAATACTGTAAAAGGTGACTTTACTCATGAGGTGTGGGATAAGAAAAGCCCACACTTCCTTGATTTTAAATACTTTATTAATGACGGTATTGCTGAGAATAAGGTTGGCCTAGTAACTCTTACTAAGGTTACCCATGGGATGAGACCTACTCAGAATAATCTTATCTATATGCCATCTGATCTTAGAGATGCAATTCCTACGCTGACTAATCCTTATAACATTCCTATTAAACCTATGCATAAAGAGGTTGCTGTTGTCGATGGCAAGAAGATTGAGAATCGAGAAGTCGGTGCAGTCGGTCGTGCCATTGGCGGCACTTGGGTAGACAATCCTAAGGCTTCTTATAATGTTAGCGGTGCAATGATCAAAGATGGTCTTATGCTTAAGGCTCCAGATGCCTCTATGGCTGCTTACATGAAGAAGCTTAAAAAGAGTGGAGTGATGTACGACGAAGACTTTGAAGGTCTTGGCTGGGTTCTAGTCAAGGGTCTAGTAACTGATCCTGAAGCTGTTGAGAAGACGCTTGATGGTCGCTATCTTACAGTCAGCGTAGAGATGACGCCCAATGATCTTTACGATTCTATTAGCGGTAAGTCTTACAAGACTGAGGAGATGGATTGGGATATTGGCGATGAGGTTGATGGCATGAAGGCCTATGGTGTTCCAAGTGGCCTTCGTTATCGTGGCTATGCTTACGTAACTCATCCTGCCGATGTGCATGCTAGAGTGATGAACTACAAAGAAGTTGGCGGCGACGCACTTAAGCAATATCTAGATAACTTCAAGACTACTATGGTAATGACTGACTGCTTTAAGAATTCCGCTACTGATATTACTGACTCAGAAATTATGGCCAGTTTTGATAATGGTCCAGTCGCTACAGTGCCAGTTGAGATCGTAGAAGATGATCTTAATTTATATGCGAAACTATCAGAGGAAGAAAAAGCATTAGCTGATTCTTTACTTGCCCTATCTGCCAAGGTTGGTCCTCTAGATAAGGCTCCTGGTATTTGGGTTGGCTATGAAAGTGGCTCAGAGAATGAGAATCTTAGTATCGGCGTTAAGTGTGGAAATTGTGCGCTTCATGCTAGTGAGAATCGTTGTAAAATTATTTCACAAGCTATAGAGTTAAATGGTTACTGCAGATTTGCTGTTATTCCAGACGGCCTAGTTAATGCAAGCAAAGAAGAATATATGGAAGATCAAACTAATCTAACTAAGCAAGAGGAGCAAGAAATGCCCAGCCTACTATCTGAAGACAATAAGAAAGAAATCTTATCTATTGTTGATGAATATATTAAGTCCAAGTCTCAGTTACAGGATTTAACAGCTGAGCCCGATCCTCTTAGTGCAGACAAGAATATTGCTGACGAGGAAATTTCTAAGATTGAACTTGAGAAGACTTCGCTTCTTGATTCCATTAAAGAATTCTTAAGTAAGAATTTTAATGTTGAGCTCGAAGATGACGTTTCCTCAGATATGCTTGTTGAGAAGATTAAAACAATTACAATTGAAGATGCAGTCTGGTCTACAGCTTACGTTAACAATCTTCCAGACAGCTCTTTCTTTTACATCGAGTCAGGTGGCGAGAAAGATGAAGAGGGTAAGACTAAGCCTCGTTCTCTCCGTCACCTTCCTTACAAAGGAGATGATGGCAAGGTTGATCTTCCTCATCTTCGTAATGCGATTGCTAGAGCTCCTCAAGTTAAGGGTCTTCCCGAGGATAAGGTTAAGTCAATCCAAGCTCGTGCTCAAAAGATGCTTGCACGTATGCAAGATGCTGGCAAATCAAAGATGGATGAGTCTGAATTCGGTGAAGATATACAGGATCTATTTTGCTCAGAAATAGACGATGCGGCCGAGGGATTTGTTCCTACACCAGGTATGGCATCAGCTGCTAAGCGTGCCCTTGAATGGCGCGCAGAATTCAAAAGAGGTGGCACTCCTGTAGGGGTCGCCCGCGCAAGAGATCTTATGAATCGTAAAGAACTTTCTGCTTCTACTGTCATGCGTATGAAGAGTTTCTTTGCACGTCATGAAGTTGATAAGAAAGCTTCTGGCTTTAGCCAAGGCGAAGAAGGGTTCCCCTCCGCAGGGCGTATTGCTTGGGATCTTTGGGGTGGTGACGGTGGCAAGAGCTGGGCTGATGCCAGAGCTGCAAGGATTCAAAGAATGAGAACAGAGGATGAAAGTGCCGCTTGGGTGCTAGATATCTTTGATGATTACTATTCGGTAGAAGATGATTACAATCAAGACATTGAAGATGCGAAGATGATTAAGGTAGGTGACTTTGTTTCTTATGCCGTCAATAAGGACCCTGATCCTCTTAAATATGCTAAAGGTAAAGTTACTAAGATTGAGAAAGAGGGTAAAGTTTCACTAGATGGAACAAGTGAATCTAAAGAAGCTACATCAGATGATCCGGTGGCTACACTAGAAGTTTACATGGAAGTCGAAGACCCAGAAGACCAAGGAGAGGTCGAGACCCTTGATGATGCCTCTAAAGTCAAGAAGACAGATAGAAAAGTTCTTAAGAACTTCTCAGAGCTAAAGAAGATTATGGCTCCAATTGTATGGAGCAAGAAAGAGACTCCTCCTCTGGGGCCTATGGGTGGCCAGGAAGATAGCTCGCAAGAGGTGGTTATTGAAGATGCCGACGGGGTAAGCAGCACTCTTGCAGCTAAGGCCAAAGAACATAATGATAAATACGGAGACACAGAAGGTAAGAAAGTTACCACAGGAATGTTAAGATCTGTATACAACCGTGGCATTGGTGCATACAAGACTAACCCTAGTAGCGTACGTCCTAATGTTGCAAGCGCTGAACAATGGGCATTCGCAAGAGTCAATGGTTTTCTATATGCAGTAAGAGGTGGTAGTTTCAAGAGAAAGGCTTTTGACACTGATCTACTACCAAAGGGTCATCCAAAGTCGTCTAAGAAGTAATATATTTAATATCTAATAACTAATCCTTTTGGAGGAATAAATGGAAGAGAATACAATGACAGAGTCAGTAACAACAGAGTCCATAGTGGAGTTTCTCCAAGACATGCTTGCTAATGTTACAGTTTTCTTTGCTGCTGCTCAGCGTGCACACTGGAATGTAAGAGGTACAGACTTTCATCAGTACCATGATTTATTTGGCGATGTATATGATGATGTCTATGGATCAATTGATCCTCTTGCTGAGAGTATCCGTAAGCTTGGTGGCTTCCCTAAAACACTAAGTGCTATGCTTGGTGCTGCTGTAATTCAAGATGACTCAACAGCTACCGCTGCTTCAGATCTTGCGAGTGATCTTATGGCTAAGAATGCTATGCTTGTAGACATGTACAAGAAAGCATTTGATCTTGCTAATGTTGCCAATGAACAAGGTATTGCCGATTTCTGCGCAAGCAGAATTGATATGCA